GTCGCGTTTGGGGTGATGCCGCTGTGGTCAAACCTATTTCAGAACTTGGAATCTAAAACGGAGGAGCAAGATGCAAGCAGAACTTGACGGCAAGATTCTAGCAGTGACACGACACAGGCGGGGCGTAATGTGGTGCCCGTTCTGTGACCGCAGTCGACAAGATAATGGCGGGGAACAATTCTGCGACGGATGCAATGCTAAATTCACCGACGAAGTCGCAGAGGTAGTCGGCGAAGTCGCACCGCGTCGCCGGGGTCGTTCAGCGGAAGTTGCTGATCCCGATCCTGAGCCAGACGAAGTTCCAGAATAGATGGAGTGCTTCAGATGCGGATCGGGAGATTTACCGCTCGCATCATTGTGGCCCGCAGAGCGCGAGAACTACGCTGTCGCAGGGATCGTCATGCGTCAGTGCATGAACTGCGGCTTAGAACAGAATCACTGTGGACATGACGAAGTCTTGATACCCGCAGATGCGGCAAAAGAAGCACCAAGGAGAAGACGTGCCGAATAAAGATAAGGGTGGCAAGAGTAGCAATTACAGCAAGCCCAAGGGACGAGTAAAGAAAGGCCCGCCGAAGGATCGTCGTCTGCGCGGAAATAAATTGTCCCGATCCGCCTAGCGCGCTGATCCGTTTTTTGGTACAAGAGATTTACCGCTACCCAGCGGGGATAAGTAGGGGAGGAGAAAATGGTCACAGAAAATACGGAACCCGTAGAAGATGGGGCGCAAACGCAACAAGCTGAAGTCGTTGAGGCTCCAGCAGAATCGCCTGCTGAGAAGACCTTCTCGCAAGAGGAAGTCAATCGCATGATGGGGCAGGCGCGGCGCGATGCTCGCAGTCAGTTCTCGGACTATAGCGAGTTGAAAACGCGATCCGAAAAACTAGGCGAACTGGAGCAAGCACAACTGTCAGAAGCGCAACGCTTAGAGGCTCGCGTCGCAGATGCAGAGAAGCAAGCGAGCGACGCACAACAACAAGTCTCCCAAGCGATGATTGCCTCTGAGGTAAAAGTGCGAGCCACCCAGATGGGAGTCGTCGATCCCGACGCGGCGTTCGTATTACTAGATAAGAAGAACGTCACATACAACACGACTGACGGTGTTGCGGGAGTCGAAGATGCCCTCACCCAGCTTCTTGAGGATAAGCCGTATTTACGGTCAGGAAATCGAACGCCGAATCTCAATCCTGAGACGGGACAAGCAACGCCACCGATGCGCTTAACAGCGGATCAGCGGGAAGCCGCTCGTTTGATGGGACTGACTGACGAAGAATATTCACAGGGACTCTAATCTTTAAATCGGGGATAGAACCCGTAGGAGATAATCATGGCCGCAAATGGTTTTGAATGGCGATACAACATCAGCGGCGGACGGCCTCTGATCCTGACTTTCTTGATGAAAGACACAGAGACTTTGACGCGCGGGGACATGCTCAATATCGAATCTGGTGAAGTTGACCTGATGGTGACAACTGACCTTGCCGCCGCTGGCGTCTTCGTCGGCCCAGAGAATCCAGACGATGCGACAGACGGGAACCCCGGTAAAGTATCGGGAACTGACTCGACGACGATTGTGAAAGTTATCGTCAATCCCGATGCTGTCTATGCAGATCCGAACGACACGAGCGCACGACTGGCTGGCGCACTGCTTGATATATCAGGCACAACTGGCGCGCAGACTCTTGCCGCCGCGTCCAACAACGAGTTCGTGGTAGTGGAAAGGAAGCGTCAGTCTTCGGATGAGACACGCGTTCAATTCACCGCACCGACTCACTATCTTTCCAAGGTTCAATAGGGAGGGCTAGATGCCTCTGACAAGTGGCAATTTTGCAGACTTGTTGAAGCCCGGCCTCAAGCGCATCTTCGACATAGGGATGAGTCGTCCGCGACCCATCATGGAGATGCTCTTTGGCGTCGAGTCTTCGACACGTTTCGAAGAACAATATCAAGGCATGGGAGCGCAGGGCATCGTCCCACCGTTCGATGGGACGGTTCCATACTTCGACTACGATGCGGGTTATCGGACGGACATCCGCAATTATGAGTTCGCAATGGGAACTCAGATTGAACGGCGGCTCGTCGACGACGACCAGTACAACCAAATCAATCGTCGCGCTTCCAACATGGCTGACAGTTTCAACATCACTGTCGAAACTGATGCGGCAAACGTCTTCATCAATGCTTTCACTGATTCGGGGACGAACCGCATGGGTGCATCGACTAACGGAGCAGACGGCGTCGCTCTGTTAAGCACTGCGCATCCGTACAGCCCTGCGAATACGGGCACGACTCAAGCGAACGAAGCAACGCTCGCGCTGACTATCGACAACCTCGATACGACTCGCCAAGCGATGCGCAACTTCACTGACGACGCTGGTCAGCTTCTTGGTGTGAACCCTGACATGCTTCTTGTGCCGCCCGAACTGGAACGCACTGCGACGCAGATTGTCAGCGAGCGCGCCATCTACGAACCCGGATCGGCACAATACGACGTGAACATGTTCAGCGGGCGTTTCCGTCCTGTTGTGTGGGATCGTCTCACTGACAGCAATGCGTGGTTCCTCATCGACTCGACGTTGATGAAGCAACACTTAATCTGGCAGTGGCGTATCCGCCCAGAGTTCGCACAGTCTGACGACTTTGACGGTCTAACCGCGAAGTATCGCGGTTATATGCGCTACGGTATCGGCTGGACTGACTGGAAGTGGATCTACGGTCAAAACCCTAGCTAAGACTGACTAGGCAGAACTGGCGGCGGGTGTCCCATGCAAGCAAACGCACCGGCCCCGTCGCTGGTTCCTTTAATTTAGGAGGAACTGGCGATGCCTACGAATTTTCCATCTGGCGTACAGAGCCGAGGAGTACCCGTTGAGGGCTTCGGCGGGATCGGGAGTCCGTTGCTCACAATGGGCAACATCTACCACGTCGACAGCGGCGCAGATACTGCCGACAACGACAACGCAGGCACGAATCCCAAACAGCCCCTTGCGACTCTTGACGGGGCAATCAACAAGACGACTGCAAGCAATGGCGATGTCATTCTGATTCACCCAGGCCATGCAGAGACAATCAGTGCCGCCGCCGCAATCACTTTCGATGTCGCAGGCGTGACGGTGATTGGCATGGGCGTTGGCAATAGTCGCCCGACTATCACTCTCGACACAGCGGCAACAACTGACATCGATGTGACCGCCGACGACGTGCAGATTCACAACGTCATATTTTCGATGAACTATGCAGACGTTGCTGGTGTGTTCGACTTGTCTGCGGCGGGCTTCGTAGTCAACAACTGCCGTTTCGTCGACGCCGCGACCAACATGAATTTTGTGGAGCTTATCGTTTGCACCACGACCAACAACGAGTGCGACAGGTTAGAGTTTACCAACAACTATGTCGACAGCCCTGATGCGGCGAATGACTGCATCGTCCAGATTGGTGGCGACCTCGATGGTTTGGTCTTCAACAACAACTACATCCAGCTTGGCACTGCGAACAACGAAAGCGTGATCCAAGTCGCGACAGGGAAAGACGTAACGAGTTGTCAGATTGTTGGCAATTACATCTACCGTCTAAACACTGCGGGCGACCTCTTGATTGACAGCGACACGTCTGATAACACGGGCATCATCGCTCACAATCGCATCGGTCACGCTGACACCGCTTCGGAGATTCTGATTGACGCCGATGGCGTCCGTCAGTTCGATAATCTCGGTGTCGCAACCGATACGGCCTCTGGATACGTTCTACCCGCCATCGATAGTTAGGAGGGTTAGATGTACGGTTATTCATCCGTTTCAATTAACTCTGGTGATACTACAGGTGGCTCTGGGGCGTCTACGAATAACAACACGTCCAGCCATGTAGTCGTAGGACAGATTTGCTCGATTGGGGTGACCTATAATGGGTCACCCCCGGCAAGCACTGATTTGGTCATAGCTACGGCAGGGAACAACGGGCCTGCGCTGACGATCCTGACGCTGACCAATGCGAATAGCAACGGTTGGTTCCACCCACGTCACGTCGTCGATAACAACGCCGGGGCGGACATCGAATACGCAGACGGCTATTCGGTCTATGACAAAGTTTGCGTCGCTGACAATATCAAAATCACCGTGAGTCAGGCCAACGACGACGACTCCGTCGACGTGGTC